AGATGGACGGCCTTCACGAACGTTTCGAAGCCTTAGTAGATGCGCTTAGCACTCTATCTCCCGTAAGCCAACCTGCCCCTGGAAAGGAGCAGTTGCAGAAGGTAGAAGATGCAGCGCACGCTATGCTAGAGACATACGTGAGGGCAAGAAACCCTGACGCCGTGATATCTCCTATGGAAGGTACCATTGGTGGTAAGCTTATATCTAGTAACAAGAAGCGGGGGAGATCAGGTCTTTCTCACTACCTTGACTGGGTGGAGGCGATCCCTCTCACCGCAGGTCAAAGGTTCTATACTCCGGTTAAAGACTTTGAAATGAAAGAATCACTGCAATCCTACTACATTAACGAGTTATCAGAGGAACAGAAAAAGCTAGTTTATAACAGGCTAGACGAGGGAAGGAGCGGCGCTCCCGTCCGGTTGTATAACCTGGTACCTATGATACTACTAGCGATCGGTAAGGATACGCTTATGTCTAGGGACTACCTCAGAATTCCATTTTCCATACTTAAAACTTGCGTGAAAACCTGGGGGGACGGTACTGTTAGAAAGGACTCTGAAGGTAACCAGTTTGGGGATGAGTGTGATGATAACCCCTACGGGAGACTCAGAGTTACTGTGGATTCCATGTCCCCAAAGAAGATCTACATGTGTGTTAACATGGCGAACATACTCACGAACTATGTGGATGTCTGCGACTACCTACAGACGCAGGGCATCAACGTCTCGCTCATGATCCACCAAATGCTTTCTCACTACATGGATGATCCTATTGGAAAGACGTTGAAGTTCAAAAGCCATTTTGGGTTCTGTTACATGCATTCATCCGCGTTGGCCACAACCGGCTCTTTTATTAGCGTAATGAATACCTCTAGTTGGAGCGAGTACAAGAAAGTGGAGGCGCCTAAGAAGTCCGTTAATGCGGACTTTTGGGCCTCGCTATACCAAGAGACCTTCACTAAATATTGTAAGGAGGCTCGAGAAGCGGGTCTCCTAGAACTTGAGAAGCTGTTCAGGCTGTCTTTGAGGCTACCCCTTAATAAGATAGGCTATCGCGCTTGTACGTTCATCTCCGCGCTGCGTGGCGTGACCGGTTATGTGGGTACTGACAATAACATATCTTTCGACGAGGTCTACGACCATAGAGAGGAGTCACCGGTGTACAAGGGGGTGGGCCTACCGGACACTTACAGTAGGGACAGCGTAGGCGAGCTGATTATGCCCCATGTAATGAAGTTAAAGGACAGCATGAAGGCGACCTACATGCAGCTGAACAGCATTAAAAGCCGCATCCGTATGATAGACTGGGCCTCATTCGTCGAGCAACTCCCAAAACTAATGACCTCAAATTCTGCTGGGATCGGTTCAATCGTGATTAAAGGTAAACTTGATAACAGCCCAGTTGAAATTAGAGCCACAGCTAAGTCAATATTGTATGCGTTATCGCCAGGGTCGTTTAGGCCAGGCACTGAGTACGGCGGACCAGGCAAACACCTTACCATGGATGAAATCAATGTATACTATCAGTGGTACTCTCCTGAAAACCCTGGTAGGATGGCGGAGAGGCGGGTCGTAGCTAAAGCCTCCCGACCTATTGAGATGCAGCAGCTATCCCAATTCATTATAGAGTTGTTCTTTTACGCCCCGTTCTATAGGTTGATGATGAGGAAAAACAAAAGCATTGACTATAATTTCAACGGATCGGCGTACATCATCACAGAATTTGGGCAGTCCTTCGACCAGAATATATTTGCCACGGGATCGGAAACTGGGAATGTACTCATTGACCACGCAGTAGGTTTTCAAACTACAGGGAACTCCCCTATGAACACAGAGCACGGACGTAGGCTCGTCGTCGCTACAGACTACTCCTCCTACGACCAAACAGAGGTGTTCGCCAACATGCGCATTCCCTTCGTGGATGGCGTGAAAGAGGCGTTCACCAGCGTGTTTGGTGAGTCCGCATATATAGGGCCCTTCTCCAGTTTCGATGAGGCAATGGCCACTATCAACCCCATGACGGCGGCTCCCTTCAAACTCAAGAACGGAAAGCTGGTGTACCTCACTGGGGTAAGATCGGGTGAGTACGCTACAATGTTGTACAATAATTCCATGAACGCGTCTGTATGTGATACCGTGATGGAGACCAATCGTATGTTGGGCTTAGGCGTGTATGTACACCTAAAAATCCAAGGTGACGATGTGATCGCTATCATCATGATCAGAGACGAGGGTATAGACAACAATTGCGTCTCGCATTCGCTGCGGCTACAGTCAATCAGTGATGCGGTGGAGGGACTGCCTGTACCCACCGCCGTAGCTAAGTCCACCTGTATGACCGTCAACCAGTGTGGCCTGTCCACTAACCCTGACAAAGGCGTAGTAGCGTTTAACATCTATGATTTCCTTAAGGTCAGAGTCATGTCTGGCAGATATAGCCCAAACAACTACGCACAGCTGTTCGGTAGTGAATCTCTCGGCATGAGTGACAGCCCACAACAGTTCATGGCTGGCCAGCTGCAGAAATCCGACTTAATCGTCTCCCGGGGGTTCAGTCCTATATTCGTCTATAGGTACCAGCTCATGCTGTTCCTAGTCAGGTGTTCATTCAGGGTCAGAATTAAATTCTCCGACCCTGATACGGCCTACATGTACTACCCGCCTATGTCTATGTTCTTCTCGCCTACATCGATGGGTGGACTGGGCCGGTCTCCTACTGTCTTCCCCTTTCCCGCCGATCCCGCGCTATCCATACTCATGTGTCAGAATAGGGATTGGGAGGAATACATCTTGGAGCGTACTAAGTCGTTCAATCCACCGAGGCCCAAGGATTATGCCGAAATCCTCGCGAAAATGATCATGGCTTCTGGGAAACGCAACGACTTTACCGTGGTATCCAAGACTTCGCCTACTAATATCCCACTAGCTGACTGTAAGAAACCTTTCCACCAGGGGGTGGTTGAACTATCGGAGTCACTGGATAAGGAGGGTCTCAGGAACTCGGACGAGTGTTTTAGTAAGCTCGCCGCAAAGGGAATATCCATCGTTAACCCTAAGCTGTTATATAAGAACATGCCTACGCGCATGATCACAAACGTGCTCGAGTCTAACAGTGCGGTAATGGAGTTCGCCGCCGAAAAGACAAAGACAATATCGGCAGACGCCTTTGTGATGGCCAAGCAGAAGTCTTTCTCAGAATCCGAAGTGTGGATCAGGTCTTTCAGGTTTGTGTTCGGTGAATATCCCGCTACTACGAAACCTGATGATGCCGATGGTCCTATGTGCTATCTGCACCCTGATCATAGCTCGTTCTTTCACCAAGTGGGGTGGGGATGCACCACTGCTGATGCAGAAAGGAAGCTCACGTCTATTCTGAATACTATTAAGTCAGACCCCTTATTCCCACGTGACGTGACTGATGAGGGCATCATGCGACTGCTATTCTCCCCTGAGATAGCGGAGGACCCAAGCATAGCCCCTCTCGTGATTGGATCCTTAGGCGCCTCCCAAGACACTATGGCCGAGTTGCAGGCTACCTTCTCTGACGCATCCACCGTGGGTATCCTCATGCAGTACCTAGCGGGCGCCTTTTCGTTGACTTCACCATGTCTCATGCAAATTGATAGGTCTAGAGATAACCTCAGCAGGTGGGTAATCGACCTGGCCGGTAACAAAGTGTCCAGAGCCGCATTCCCCGCAGCCACCTGCTACTGGCTGCTGTGCTGTTATTCCGGCGGCAGGCTTGACACTATGGTATATGAGCCAACTGCGGCGTCCTCTGCTTTTATGAATAAGGTGAGCACCTTCGACCTAATCCCATATGTTCCTGTTCTTGAATCTAGCCGCATGTACGCTGAAAACCGATGGACCAGAAAGTGGTAGATCCCTGCGTCTTGTATCACCCAC